CGAAATTATAAATGATAGTCCCACTTTACAAAAAGAGCAGTTGAAAATAGGAGGTTATTGCGGATATCATTGGAATACTATAAAAATTCATTCAGATAAGGGCGGTATTATGTGGGCATTATCTCCATCCATTCATCATGGAAATGGAAATATACTATCATGTGAAAGTAACGGACATCCTCAAGCATCAGCTAATTTCCATATTGATGCTGATAAATGTTGGAATTTATTTTTTAATGGTGAACCTCCTAGCCATTATGAATTTATGCCAGGTGGTCACTTTTCAATAACCAAAGAACATGCACATTTAAGATCTAGAGAGTTTTATAAAAAAGTTGTAGATTATTTGGTGAACTATGAATTCGCACCTTGGATTATTGAAAGATTAGAGTGTTATATTTTCAATCCGAAATATTCAACTATTTAATAATTTGACATTTCAGAAAAATATGTTAAATTATTAAATATGATTTTAAAAGAAGATATTAAAACACTGGTGGGTAATCATGTATCTCCTTACATTTATAATGCTAAAGAATTTAAACCTGGAAAAACTCCAATATATTATTCTGGTCCATACTGGGATAATCGAGAAACTGAAGCAGCATTAGATTCATTTTTAAATGGTAAGTGGATTACCGCTGGTGAAAAGGTTCATAAATTTGAAAGCCAGTTCTCCAAGAGGTTCAATACCAAATATGGTCATATGGTGAATTCTGGAAGTTCTGCGAATCTTGTTTTAATTTCAGCATTGAAACGACGATTTAATTGGCAAGACGGAGATGAAGTGATTGTATCTCCTGTTGGATTCGCCACTACCGTTTCTGTTATTTATCAAAATAAATTAACTCCTGTATTTGTTGATATTGAATGGGATACTTTAAACTTCGATCTAGAACAAATAGAATCCAAAATAACAAATAAAACAAAAGCTATTTTCGTTTCTCCTGTTTTGGGAAATCCCCCAGACATGGATAAGTTGATCACCATCAGTGAAAAACATGGTATTCTTTTGGTGGGTGATAATTGCGATAGTTTGGGGAGTAAGTGGGATGGGAAATATCTCAATGAATACTATGTAGCGTATTCCAATTCTTTTTATCCTGCTCATCACATCTCGACAGGAGAAGGTGGTATGGTTTGTTCAAACGACATTGAACTTAAAAAATTATTCGTGAGTTTGAGTTGGTGGGGTAGAGATTGTTACTGTGTGGGGGCTGCAAATTTGCTCCCTTGTGGAACATGTGGTAACAGATTTGATAATTGGCTGGAGAATTTTGACGGTGTTATAGATCATAAATATGTTTTTTCTGAAATGGGGTATAATTTAAAACCTTTAGATTTACAAGGTGCTATTGGTTTGGTTCAACTTGAAAAATTGGATGAAATGGAATCCAATAGAAGAAATTCTAATCGTAAAATATCAGAAATTTTCAATAAATACATCTCCAATATTAGAAGCCCGAAAGTTTTAGAAAAAGCAGATCCTTGTTGGTTCGGGACACCATTCATCTGCGAAGATATTGGTGTTAAGCATAGAATCGTCAAGCATTTAGAAGATAATAAAATTCAAACAAGAAATTATTTTGCTGGAAATATTCTCTTACATCCTGGATATAAAGACTTGGATGATTATAGAAAATATCCTGAAGCTAACAAAGTGTTGAATTCTGTATTTTTTGTCGGGGCTGCACCGCATTACACGCAGCCAGTATTTGATTATATCGAAGACGTAATTTCAAAATTCCAATGATATCTGTATTTGGTGGTAGTGGTTTTATAGGACAGGCTTTTTGTGATAAAAAGAAGTCCGATGTAGCAATTATAGATAGAAATTCTTTCACTCCTATTAGTGATAAAGTTTTGTATTTGATAAGCACTGTTGATAATTACAACGTTTTAACGGATTCTAAGTTAGATATAAATACAAATCTGATTCATCTTATGAACGTATTGGATGAATGTAGAAAAATAAAAGGTATGGAATTTACCTTTATAAGTTCTTGGTTTGTATATGGGGACACCACCCTTCCAGCTAGAGAGGATTCGATTTGCAATCCAAGAGGATTTTATTCTATAACTAAATATGCGGCTGAATTGTTAATTCATTCTTACTGTAAAACATTCAATATTGATTATAAAATAATCAGATTGGGTAATGTGGTTGGAAATTCTGATTCCAAAATTTCAAAAAAGAAAAACGCTCTTCAATATTTGATAAATGAGATGAGGGAAAACAACCCAATCAATCTTTATAATAATGGTAATTTTTATAGAGATTATATTCACATAGATGATGTCGTGTCTGGTATTGAATTTTTAATGGACAAAGGGCAAAATGGTGAAACGTATAACTTATCAGGTGGAAAGCCAATTTTATTCAGAGATATCATAGATTATGCATATCAAGCACTGGATTCTTCCAGCAAAATAGGAAACATGGAACCATCGGATTTCCATAAAATAGTACAAGTTGAATCAATGTATTTGGATACATCGAAAATAAATGATATGGGATTTCACACAAAAAATAATATAAATGAAATTATAAATAAATTATTATGAAAACATTGAAACAAATTTTAAATGAATATAAACTGAATATTTTCGATGAAGAAAATATGAGAATTAATCCTAATTACGGGACAGATAAAGGTCATCCAAAATCTTATATAGATAAATTTTATGAAGATTTCTTTAAAAAATTTAGAGACAATAATAACACTATAGTTGAAATTGGAGTTAGAAGCGGAGCATCTTTAAAATTATGGAGGGAATATTTTTCAGAAGATAGTAAAATATATGGTTTAGATAATCTATATGATAAAAATGAACATTCTGTACCAATAAATAATGAATGGATTTCTGGGAAAAATGTTGAATATATAGTAGGAGACGCATACACCGAGGAAATAGCAAATAAATTTGAAAATATAACGATTCTTATCGATGATGGTCCCCATTCTCCAGATTCTCATGTCAGATTGTTAGAATTATATTCTGATAAAATAGAAAAGGGAGGTGTCATTATAATAGAAGATGTTGGTTATGATCCGAACGGATTACTCAACATTTTGAAAAAAACTCCAAATGCAGAATTTTCATATTTCGATTTCGGAACATACTACGATAACAAAATTATATTATTTCAATTTTAAATATGAATAGTTGCTACGTAAATGTTATTGGTGGCGTGGGTAATCAATTATTTCAAATAGCTGCTGGCTATGCTTATGCCAAGAAACATGGTAAGAAATTGATCGTCAACCCTTATAATTGGTTTGCTGGTCAAGGAACCAATCCTTTAGTGTATAAGGATACAATTTTCAAGAATTTTGAATATGGTAATTGTTTCACTAGAGATGTGATTGGTATTCATGAAAAAAGATTTAATTATGATGAGTTACCATTCTATGTAGGGTCTGTATCATTGAATGGATATTTCCAATCTTTGAAATATTTTGAAGAATACAAAGATGAATTTATTTCTTTATTGAACTTGCCAGAAGTTGATTCAGAAATTGATATAGCATTTCATATTAGAAGAGGGGATTATCTCAAACATGCTACAATTCATCATGTTTGTCATACAGAATACTTTGAAAAGTTCTTTGAAAAATACAAAGGGCAAAATATTAAAGTATTCACTGATGATCCAAATCATGTAATCAACGAATTTCCGAATTATAAATTTGAAATATTACATTCCGATTCTGATATTAAAGATCTTGCATATATGTCAAATTGTGATATCGTAGTGGGGAGCAACTCTACCTTTTCTTGGTGGGCAGCTTTGATTGGTGATAAGACATCTTATTTCCCTTCCAAGTGGTTCGCAGATGGTGGAGAAGCGACTGATATTTACTACGATAAAATGATTAAATGTAATGTTTGAAATTAATAAAATATATAATGAAAATTGTCTGGATACTATTCATAGTATGCCAGAAGAATCCATTGATTTAACTGTTACCAGCCCTCCATATGATGATTTGCGAACTTATAATGGTTATTCTTTCGACTTTGAAAATGTAGCCAAGGGGCTTTTCAAAGTCACTAAGAAAGGTGGAGTTGTTGTTTGGGTAGTCGGTGATCAGACTAAAGATGGTGATAAATCTGGAACGAGTTTCCGTCAAGCTCTTTTCTTCAAAGAAATTGGCTTCAAATTACATGATGTCATCATTTATGAGAAGAGTGGTGTCTCACCAGTGAAAAATAGATATTACCCTGCATTTGAATATATGTTTGTTTTATCCAAAGATAAAATCAAAACATTCAATCCTATTTGCGATAGACCAAATAAATGGAGAGAGCGTTGGGGTAAAACTCGCCAACGTCGAAAAGCAGACGGGACTATGGGTGAGAAATATGAAAGTAAAATCGCTCCTGAATTCGGTATTCGACGTAATATCTGGAAGTATACGCAAGGAGGTGGTTATGGGTCTGATGATAAAATTGCATACAAACATCCTGCAATCTTTCCTGAAAAATTGGCAGAAGATCATATTTTAAGTTGGTCAAATGAAGGCGATTTGGTATACGATCCATTCATGGGAAGTGGGACTACTGCTAAAATGGCAAAGCTAAATAATAGAAATTACATTGGTAGTGAGATCAGTGGGGAATATATAAACATCATCAATAATCGCTTATGTTTAACACAATAAATCACATTCTTTTTGATAAGAAAGGGGAGATGACAAATGAATTGTTGGAAGAGTTCTCTCCTTATATGGTGACTCGTTACTTGAGTTTCTATGATAAAGATCTGTTGAATTATGCTAATGAGACAGTGAACAGATACTCACAGATATTCGATACGGATGAAGAAGCATTTCGATTCTTTGAAAATGTGATTCCTAAATTGAAACGAAAAAATATCAAATATATATCCAAAAAAAGAGAAAAATGAATGCTTTAAATAATTTTTTCAAAAAAATCTATTGTATAAATTTGGATAGACGACCTGATCGTTGGGAACATGCTTCCAAACAATTTGAAAAATTTGGAATAAATGTTGAGAGATTTTCAGCAATAGATCATGAACAGTTGGATAACATACCCCCTAATATTAAAAGCGGAGCATATGCGTGTATGCTCAGTCATTGTGAAATAATTGAAAAGTGTAAAAACAATAATGTTGAAAATGTTTTGATTTTTGAAGACGATGTTGTATTGGATGATGATATTTTAAATGTATTTGAAAATAATATAAATCATATTCCGAGATGGGATATGATTTATTTTGGAGGGTATCACATACATCGCCCAACGCATATAGATAAAAATATCTACAAATTGCACTATAGCTATGCGTTGCATAGCTATGCATGTAATCATACTATGTATGATATTTTGTTAAAAATTGAAAACACTATTTGCTTTGATGTTAGTGTAGCGGGAATGCATAATACGCATGATTGTTTTTTACTTACCAAAGATGACGGGTCATCTTTGACAAAACAATATCCAAATTTTAGTGATATTGAAAATGGATATAAAGATTATACGAATATACTATGAAAGCACTTGTTGTATGTCCAACTTATGGAAGACTCCCTTATCTGGGGAGATTGTTAGCATCATTTTTACATCAAGACTATGATGACAAGCATTTGGTTATCATCAATGATGATAAAAACATCACATTGGAATGTGATTATGATAATGTCACTGTTATGAATTTGACCAAAAAGATATCGGTAGGGGAAAAAAGAAACTTGGGGGCAGCATACGGACATTTTGATGTGATACATCCATGGGATGATGATGATATTTTCTTACCCAACCGTTTATCAAATCATATGAAACAATACGCCGATCCTTCTGTGGAAGCATACAGAAATTTTCCCTCATATACTATATATGCGGATAAATTTGCTTCGTGTAGTGGGGGGACGAACAATAAATCATATCGAAAAAAAATGTTTTTTGATGTTGGAGGATATGGCAGCACTAATAATTTTCAAGAAGATGCGGAATTACATCACAAATTAAGAAATTTTAAAAAAGATGAAAATGAAAATGAACGCGATTTTGTTTATGGATTTTCAACATCTAATTTTCATTTATCGTGTCAACCCACGGAATTACAAATACAAAAAATTTCATATGACCAATTAATAGAATTAAATTTATTAAACAAAAAATTTATCATAACGCCTGACTTCGATGAATATAATAAATATCTACTGTTAGATGAAATTTTTAAAAAAAAGGGTGAAAGTATTGAGATTGATGTCTTACCAAATGGTAAAATTAAAATACTAAATGTGGACAATGAATGATTACGCATTCATGCATATTCCCAACGCAGGTAGAGGATCAATCCTCCATATAAAAAGATTCCAAAAATTGTGATATTCTTTTATTATATTCAATTGCTAAGTTCTTTCCCTGCTCTATTGAAATCCCGTTTCTTTTGTGTAGGGACGTGGCAATATCTTTAAGATTTCTATAACATACAACAAATTGAGGATTTGGTAGATGTTTATACCAAGCATCTATGGTCAATGATGTTCTAGGATCTTTAAACCCCCAACTTTCCATATTTTTACTCTGTGCTGTTGCAACCTCATCAGCGACGATCCGTTTAATATGATCTTCATAATTTTTACCAATTTCAATTATTTTTTCTCTTGGTGGGGGATCAAACCAACTACCACCAGAATTGTGTAATATCTCATCATTTATTTTAATTATCTCAATGTTTTCATAATGACCCTTTGGATTGTCTACTAATCCGATCAACAATTTTTTTCCCATATGAACTTCAGAATTTAAAGTTCTGGCAACTAATGAGGTTGCTGATCTATGCATTCCCAATACGACTATTGTTTTCATATTTTCAAATAATTTTCTAAAAGTTGTTTATAGTCGGTGTTCCATTTTGGCTTTAGTTCAATATCACCAATTGGAATTTTTCCCTCTTTTTTTAAATTATCAATGTGTTTCGAATGTCTAATAATTACATTTTCTCTATCTGGTGTATCCTTACTTTGACCCGACATATGATAACTTCTACCGCCCCATAAATACATCCACGAAATTTCTTCATCTGGTGGGGAAGCATTTACCACTCTACAATTATATTCGCCTTTCAATTTAATAACAAATGACATATCATATCCCGCATTTTCAAGAGGATGTTTACTCGATCTCTCCCATATCTCTTTAGTATAAATGATGCCAGAATTTCCCAGAGAAGTCAGAGCATGTATTTTATTATGATTAACCAACGCACCTCTATTCCAATGAAGTAAATCGTAACTTGGAAAATATTTGTTTATATTACCTAAGTGATTCGATAATGCAATATCATCATCATCCCAAACTGCTATTGTATTGTAGCTACAATTTTCTACCGCAAAATTTTCCTTAGCTCCAATTGTTTCAAATGTTTTATCGAAATTAATTATTTTAACTTTCGGGTGATCGAAATATAATTTTTGTTCAGGATAGTCATTCACGATAACCATCTCACTATCACCATCATATTCTTGATTTAAAAAACTGTATAATGATTCTTCTAATAAATCAACTCGTCCGTATGTGATACATTTACATGAAATAGGAATTGCCATATTTGTTTATTTAATAATAAAATAATGTACATTGACAAATGTCGATTGACAAATAAATAACATCAAATTTCCTTTACAAAAATGAATAAAAAGGCACTCATAACAGGTATTACAGGACAAGATGGTTCATATCTTGCAGAACTACTTCTTGAAAAGGGTTACGAAGTTCACGGCATTAAACGAAGATCTTCATCTTTCAATACTTCGCGTATTGATCACCTCTATAAAGATCCACATGAAGACAATAATAGATTTCAACTACACTATGGTGATCTCTCTGATAGTTCCAATCTAACTAAAATAATTAAAGAAGTTGAACCAGATGAAATTTATAATTTGGGCGCACAGTCTCACGTTGCTGTCTCGTTTGAGTTGCCAGAATATACCGCTGATGTCGATGCGTTAGGATCTCTACGGCTGCTTGAAGCTATTCGCTTTCTTGGATTAGAAAAGAAGACTCGTTACTATCAAGCATCTACCTCTGAATTATATGGTTATGTGCAAAATGCGACACAGACCGAAACAACTCCATTTTACCCACGCTCTCCCTATGGAGTAGCTAAACTCTATGCTTACTGGATAACTATAAACTATCGTGAATCATATGGCATGTATGCTTGTAATGGTATTCTTTTTAATCACGAATCACCACGGCGCGGTGAAACATTTGTAACACGCAAAATAACGAGAGGTATCTCGAATATTGCTATTGGATTGGAAAAAACTTTATTTCTTGGTAATCTCAATTCTTTGAGAGATTGGGGTCATGCTAAAGATTATGTTAGAATGCAATGGATGATGCTTCAACAAGATGTTCCTGAAGATTTTGTTATTGCTACTGGTAAACAAATTTCTGTGAGAGAATTTGTAAGAATGTCTGCAAAATTTGCAGGTATAGAAATTGATTTCAAAGGGGAAGGACTTAATGAAATTGGTATTGTTTCTGCTATTACCGATAAATCAAAAGCTCATAGTGTTGGGGTTGGTGATGTTATTGTGAGAATTGACCCTCAATATTTCCGACCTGCCGAAGTTGAAACACTACTTGGTGATCCATCAAAAGCAATGAAAAAACTTGGTTGGAAACCTGAGATTACTGTTGCAGAAATGTGTGAAGAAATGGTGATACATGATCTAAAGGAAGCTAATCGCGCTGCTCTACTCAAACAACATGGCTATTAATTTTAAAACAAACAAATCGTAGATATGAACAATACCCATAAATTATACATCGCAGGACATCGTGGAATGCTGGGATCGGCTCTATTACGAGCATACAAAAAAAACGATAAGTATGAATTACTTACTGCAACGAGAGATCAACTTGACCTGTTAGATCAACGAGCGGTGTTTGACTTTCTTAACGAAAACAAACCCGATGCAGTTATTATCGCTGCTGCAAAGGTTGGAGGGATTCATGCGAATTCTCAATATCCAGCAGAATTTATATATGAGAATCTCGCTATCGCTTTAAATATCATAGAGGGAAGTCGTCGTGCTGGTGTGCAACGACTCTTAAATTTAGGAAGCTCTTGTATTTACCCGAAGCAAGCACCTCAACCAATTAAAGAAAGTTACTTACTTCAATCTGAATTAGAAATTACCAACGAAGCATATTCAATAGCAAAAATTGCAGCACTAAAAATGTGTCAGCATTATCGCAATCAATATGGTCTTCTCTACCATTCTGCTATGCCTACCAATCTTTACGGATCTGGTGATAGCTATCATGCTGAAAATAGTCATGTAATTCCAGGACTTATTAGACGCATTCATCAGGCTAAAGTTCAGAAGCTACCAAGTGTAACCATTTGGGGTACTGGCAATCCACGACGAGAATTTCTACATGTTGACGATCTTGCGTCTGCCTGTATGCATCTCATAGAGCATCCTAACCCGCCTGATTGGGTCAACATAGGTACAGGAAAAGATATTAGTATTAAAGAGTTAGCTCAACTAATTGTCGATATCGTAGGTTTTGAAGGTGTAATTGAAAACGATTATAGTAAACCAGATGGCACAATGCAGAAACTTCTTAATATAAGTCTCTGCGATAAAATAGGATGGCAAGCTACAACATCTCTACGTGATGGATTGACACAAGCATACAAATCGTTTCTCGCAGAAACACAATCTAAGACACTGCGAATTTAATAATAAAAAAATATCCATTGACATCTAAAAAATAATCAATAAGTATTTTCATGACCGTATCTATTGATGTTTTAGCCCCTCAAAAATCCCACATTGATCTCAGTGATAAAGCACTACCAAGTGATTTTGGTTTGGATGATTATAGTCTATCCAAACTTTTTGATGATGTGATGCTTCTTGAATATTGTGATTTGGTCACAGGAGAAGAATCAGGTGATTATATTTTACGTGGAGGTATTGCGATTCCTGTTGCTCAAGTTCATAATGCTTGGAGAAAAGGTAAAGTCATCCTTAAAGGACCAAACGTGCGATACACTGAAGTTGGTGATATCGTAGTGTTCCCCAATAATATGGGTATTCCAATCTCCAACTTGGAAGTAACAGGTCATGGTAAAGTGAAGAACGCTTTGTTCTTGAACGAGCAGCGCATGTTTGGCGTTTGTGATATAAATGCTAAAAAAATTAAAGAGAAATGAATTACAAACGTTATTGAAAAATAACATTTGTGATTTATTAATTGTTCGTAGACGACCTGAACGCTCACCAGGACGACCTTATATTCGCCAGATGTTGTGTACGAACAGTATGGAGATTCTCAATTCCTATAATGGTAAAACAACTTTGAACTTTTCAGGTTCCTTTGAACCTAAAAAAGTTGATGAGCGTAAACATAATTTAGTAGTTACATGGGATATCTTCATGCAGGACTTTAGAAATGTCTCGATGGATATGTGCTATCTCGTTCAAAAAATCCCAGCAGACGATAACTTTTGGAAGTTTTTCAATGAAAATATATTCCCCATGAGTCCAAACGAGAAATTGCGATACATGGACAATGAACTTAATCTCGACCCTTACCCATGAATAGAATCGAAGAACATTTAAAAAAATTAATTTTCCGTGATGTGAAATTTGTATTGAATTCCCGAACAATTAAAGGGGGTAAAATACAAATGTTTAACACCAAACAAAATTTTGTAAGATTTAAAATTGAAGAAGATGGAGACATCAAAGAATGGGAAATCTCTTATCCTTATGATATTAAAAAAATTGAAAATGGATTTATTTTTGATTATTCTCTGAGTGCATTCTGTCCTAGAACTGAAGAGGTTTATTGGAAGATGAAAGCAATTAACAAAACAGATATTTCTAAATTTTTCGATAATTATCTTTACGTCTTGACATCTTAAAATTGCGTGGTAGGATTTCCATAATAAATGTCCTTAGATGTTGAAATTGAAATCTTAAAAAATGCGTAACTTAATATTAAACTTCCCAGAGGGATTCAATCCTCGTGATAAACAAGCAAAAGCTCTCAATGCCATTGAAAAAGCATTTGAGAATGGTAAAAAATTCGTAATTGTTCATGCAGACACAGGGGTAGGTAAGACACACTTAGCTAAAACCCTTGGGAATGTATCTAAAGATGTTCCCGTTGAATTTGAAAGAATAGTAAAGAATTATAGTATTTTTGCTGAAAATGGTGCAGAATTGATGAAAGATATTGATCCATTTGGGTGTTATTCTTTGACAATTACTAAATCACTCCAAGATCAATACCAGAATACTTTCGATGATACAGGAGTTTTGAAAGGTAAGAGTAATTACCAGTGTGATGTGGATGATACCCTGTCAGTTGATATTGCGCCATGTATTTATGTGGCAAACCAAAAGAATGAGTGTTGGAAAGCTAATCGTTGTCCTTATTACAACTCTCGTAATAATATGCTAACGTCAAGGTTTTCCGCTTTGAATTACAGTATGTTTTTCTCTCTTCCCAACCACCTCAAGAAAAGACAGATTATTGTATGTGATGAGGGTTCAGAATTAGAAGAGCAGTTAGTTGGTCAATTTACATGTGTAGTGGATATCCCATTTCTTATGAAGACTCAAACACTCGTCACACCATTTCCCAATGATGATAACAACAAAACCAAAGTGTTGGCGTGGATTAGTAAGGTTACAGAGAGCGTAACAAATTCCTTAGATGAATACAAAAGTTGGTTTAGTGAGAATAGTAATAAAAAGGATATTATCACTTTCAATAAAAAGAAACAGGAATATACCAAACTTACCAATCTTCAAAATTCCTTACAATTATTGATTGATACTTTCTACGATAGCGATTACATCGTAGAACGATTGGAAAATGCTATCCGATTTATTCCTTTAAAAGTTGATGTTCTTTCAAAATATTTGTTTGATTATGCTGAAAAAGTAGTAATTCTTTCTGCGACAATTATTGATCCCGATGCTTATTGCAAATCTCTTGGTATTAAAGATCATGAATATATCCACATTGGAACAGACTTTAATCCAGAGAAGTCACCGATTCATATCATGGCAAAACAGAAATTAAATTTTCAAAATTTAAAATCTATGCTTCCAACTTTGATGAAACAGATCAAAGGTATCATGGAACATCATAAAGATGAAAAGGGTATCATTCATACTCACACTCAATATTTGGCAGATTATATTCGAGAAAATATAAAATCAGATCGTTTGCTTTGTAGGGAAGCAGGAGTGAATAATGAACAGCTTTTGGAAACTCATGAATCGTCCAGTGAACCGACCATTTTAGTGTCACCATCAATGACATATGGTGTGGACTTGAAAGGTGATTTGTCTCGCTTCCAAATCATTCTCAAAGCACCATGGCTACCGACAAAGGATGTTCGAGTAGAGAAGCTGATGAAAATTGATAAGGATTGGTATGGTAATGCTATGCTCAAGACTCTGCTTCAGGCTTGTGGTCGTAGTGTTCGCGCCCATGATGACTGGTGTGAAACATATATACTTGACGGAAGCATTTTTGATGCTATTAATAGGAACAAGAAGAAGCTTCCCAAGTTCTTCCTAGACAGATTTAACTGATATGAGCAAATTAAAAGAAACAATCAAAAAAGCACTGGAGAAAACCTATTGGGTAAATTCAGTTGGTGAATTTAAGAACCCTTCCGACTACCCTCAAGAATTTGAACAGAAATTTGGTAATATTTCTCTGAATACGATTGTGCTTGATGATTATCTGGTGGATGCTCGAAGACTCGATGATATTCACGATCTTTTCAAAAGATGGAAATTTGATGTAACTCATCAATATAAAATCAATGATTTCAAATCTGGATATTATTTTAATGAATTTTTATATTTGATGGTTCGTTGTAATTTCGGTTTACCTGAAAACAAAATTAATAAAGAAGATGATGATGATGATGATATAGAATTTATTTCTATGGAAAGTGGAGTCGTTTCCATATCGTTTTGCCCTCTTCTTAAAAATAAAAATGCCATTGAAAAATTGCTAGAGGAGTTAATCGACATGAATGTTCTTTTTATTCCTGATTCGGAGAAGAACTTTTACATGATCGCTCAGAATGCTCAAGGTTTGTATAAACAAAAAACCACTTTCAATAATATTGAAATTAAAGACGGGAGGTATGATCTATATTATGGTAAAAAATGTCCTATTGATAAATTTAAACAATTTATGAGAGATGACAACACTGAAAGTCTTTTGCTTTTACATGGCGATCCTGGTGCTGGAAAATCTAATATGTTAAAGAATTTAATTTTAGAGACGGATGAAGATGTTATTTATGTTCCACCTTCTATGGTATCAGTGATTTCATCTCCTGATTTTATTTCATTCATGATCAAAAACAAAAAAAACTTTTTGATTATCGAAGATGCCGAGGAAATTTTATCAGTTGATAGAAATTCTGGAACAAATAACCTACTATCAATATGTGACGGATTTCTTAAAGATGCATTACAGATGAAAATTATATGCACTTTTAACTGCGATCTAAACAAGATCGATCCAGCTTTGTTGAGAAAAGGTCGATTATTTTTCGAATACAAATTTGGTGCGTTATCAAAAGAAGAGGTTCAAGATTTATCAAATTTTTGTAATTTAGGGTTGAAAGTTGATAAAGAAATGACGTTAGCAGAGATTTT